CTCAGGTGTCCATATAACCTCGCTGTCCTTCTCTCCATTCTTCCAGTGAAAGTTGCCACGGGTGATCATCTGGCCCTTGATCATGGAGTCGTTGTAGTCGATCTGCTGGTATATCTTGGTCAGGTTAAACAGAGACTGCTTGCTCTCGTCACGGAATGCATGAGACTCTGTGCGTGGAAACTGACGATAGAATTCGTTCAGTGCGTCCGAGTCAGACTTCAATGACTGTACCTCGTTCTCCCAGTAGTCGATAACGCTGTTGGATATCCATCCCCCGTCTATACCCTTGATCGGCTCTTCCGGCTTCTCAAGTACCGGCCATCCATGCTCGTCGATGAATCCCTCGAAGTTCCACTCCATTGGGATAAAAAGGCCGTACAGCCCGCTCTTTGTCTGCCCGTTCTGGCTTCGCTTCCTTGGGTCTGAGTCGTAAAATATTTCTTTAAAGTTTGATCCACCCTTGTCTAGTGCGTTAGAGGTAGATCCCATCATGCACTTGCCAATGATCCTAGAACCAAGGCGTAGACATGTCTTTGTGACACGCCAGTTGTTCTCGATGTTATTCGGTGGTAGCCATTTACCGCTCTCGTCATGAACTAGTAGTTTAAGCTTCTCTCCATCGTACGAGTTGTCTGCCGTGTTCTTCCAGTCAATAGACGTGTCAAGACCCTCGATGTCCTCCTCGTTCTTGTCCATGTTCTTACGGGTAATCTTAGACGCAGGAACACGGAAACCTAGCTCAGTCTTTGGCTTGTCCATACCATCCTGCACCGGCTTGAAGAAGAATGGGTAGTTGTTTGAGATAGGGACTACCTTCTCCGTGAACATTACCTTGGCATCGTTACCTGTCTTAGACAATATGCCAAGCCTTGCATTCTTAGTGATTGTACCCATATTCACAAGCTCGGATGAGCTCATAAATGAGAATCCAGATCTCCTGTTCTTTAGGTAGCACATGCCGAAGCACCTTGTGTCGGCCTTGCATGCCTCCCAGTAAATGAAGAATATGCGGTTAGACTCACGAAACTCTGGAAGACCGATATCGATCTTTGTCCACTGTAGGTACATATAGTGAGTACCGGTAATGTATGTCTTTTGTTTTTTGTTGAAGAACCAGTAACCGTTCTCTCTCCTGTCAAACTCTGTCTCGATGTAATCGACCCACTTTCCCTTGAACTGGTTGTCATACTTGTTCCAGTCGAATATTGTCTTCAACTTAGACAGCTCCCTTGGGTACTCCTGTGGAACCCACTTGCCACCACGGTCATCTACCTCTTTTGGGAACGGCAGAGCTATCTTCAGTCCATTAATCTCGTAGACCGGTCCGATTGTCCCGTCCCTAGAGATAACAATTACATCGTACTTGGGGTTGTATCCGTAATCCCACGAGCCAGCCTTGTTGCCCTTAGCTATAACGTCCTTTGGTATCGGATCCTTTATGACCTCGTACAGCCTGCTCATTTAGAGAATCTTTCTGCAAAACCCTTTTTATTGTCAACCGATGCAGATACCTTGGTCTCCGGCGTATCGATCATGGCACGCTCCTCCTGTATCCTCTTTAGGATGTCGAATGCGTCCATAATGGCTAGCTTCTTGGTAGCTGCAGCGTTCTTTAGCTTGTCAGCAGACAGGTCCGTCTCAGAGTTGTTGTTAAGGATCGGCTCCTTGGCCACTGCAATAAGCTCGTGTATAGCCTTCTCTGCGGCATCAATAATCTTCTCTTTGAATTCTTTCTCCGTCATAAGGCTACGCATATGTTCTTACTAAGCATCCGGTACAGCTTCTCCCCGTCCACTGTGAACGGGTACTCGCTCTCCGGCTGGAAACTGATCGTGTCACCGTCCTTCAGTCCCTTAGAGTAAAGGTACTCGTTTCCGTACTTAAGGATACCGACCAGCGGCTTCTCCATGTCGGTGCTCTTGATAATAGTGGAGTTATCATTATCCAATGGCTTGACCATGCAGTACGGGTGCGGTGCCTTCCAAACATCATCGTGCTTGTATAAAAAAAACTGGTCGAAGTCGATAAAGAAGGTACTGTCCCTAAAGTGAGACGGCCCGTACTTCTCTTTACCACGCACGTCGAAGTACTTTCTGAATACATTATGGTGAACCATGAGTGTGTCGCCGGGGACTATCTCCCCAGTGTAACCGATCGGAGTGGCGATGACCGTAGCAAATCGATTGGTTGCTGTGTGGTCCTCCTTTGATGAGCTCAGTATGAGCCCGTAATCTGTTGTGCTGTCGTAAAGCTTGTCGCCAACAGGCTCTACCACAAAGTAGAGCGGTGATTTCATTTTATTTAAAAGTCTATATCGTATTCAATTGAGATTGGCATGTTGCTGTTGAAGGTCTTCCAAAGCAACATACCAGAGGCATTCTTGATCCAAACGTCAACGGTCCCGTCGTCCTTTAATAGCATAAGAGATATCTTGTACTCGCCACGCAGCACGTCCTGACCAAGCACATAGTGCATGGCATCAGACTTGTAGTCCTGGCCTATAGATACCTTCCTTACGATCATAACGCAACCCAGCCCGTAGACTTGTACTGATACGTTCCCTCTGTCAAGTCTGTCTGGTAAACCAACTGACCGACAACTGGAGATACAATAGCGAGTCTCTGAGCTTGTGTAACCTTAGGAGCTCCTGCTCCGAATGTGTATACAGCAACTGCCGCAACAGTAGTGTTGTATGTCGCATCGCCAGCTGGCGTGTTAGACATCAAAAGTTTCTCAGTACCCACCAGTGCGGTGTCTACTGGATAAGTATTAATATTGGCCATCTTTTATTTCTCCTGTGTTTAAATCGATAACAACGTTACCGTACTTCTCTTGCAATTCACCTTGTAGCTTTGTCAATTCCTCTGCAGCATTCTCAATGTCATAGATCAACATTGGCTTCTTGTTGTTCAAGCGAGACAAGTTAATCTCAATGTCAGCGATCTCCTCCTTTAAGGACTTTACCATTGAGCTTAAAGATCTTAGGTCTTCTAATTCTTGTGTTTCTAACGATTTCATTTAAGTACAAATCTAATGATAATAATTAACAATAACAAGGTTCCAAACGCAATTGCCAAAGATTTCCAGAAAGGATCGTTCTTGTACGATACTGTTGGAGGCATCTTAAACGGGATCTTAGTAGTAATACGTACGGTGTCTGACTTGCACTTGGTGTACACCTTGATCACATTGTCATGTCGGATCACCTTGGTATACACAAAGCTGTCCTCCATTACTACTGTATCGTAGCATGTGGTAAAGAAGCTATCTGTTAGCATCCTTTCCTTTGTTACAAACTGGGTGTCATGAACAAGGACCGTATCCCTACTCAAGAGTAGTGATGGGTCTTTCTTTATTGCACGCTTAAGGTGCCAGCTCGCACTGCATGATGTTAAAAGAAGGATGGCGACAGCGTATTTAATCATTTCTTTAACTTCTTCCACATTGCAGCGGCTGCAATTTTAGTGGCGGCTTCTTTACCATATTTACCTTTTGCCTTTTCGACAATCTTGGCAAATCCAGGTCCTTTCTTACCAATATCCTTACCAGCAACAGCCTTCTTGGCCATAGAGCTGCGTTCTTTCTTGGTTCCGTACATTACTTTTTCTTCATTTTAGGTGCTGCCATTTTCTTGGCGTAAGATGCACCCTCTTTCTTCTCAACTTTTTTGCTTTCGGTCTTCTCATGTTTTACCATGGCCTTCTTTGAGGTGTACTTTTCCATTCCACCGTACTCTGATATAGTTTTCTTTTTCATAGTCTTAACATTTCCATCTTTTACGTGCCTGCCTGAGGCGTGAGTTCGGGTCGTTTGCCGCGGCTGGGAACATCTTCATCTGTCCAGCGCTGCGAGCACAGAATGACTTGCGTCTATTTGCGTCTGCACTGCCTGGCTTTACCTTGCCCGTTACAGCAGTCTTTAGCTTTGATCCTGGATTGGCCTTGCGATACGCTGCTACTCCCTTGGCAGTCATGCCGGCACCCTTGCTCGTTGGCAAGTAGTTGGCACCCTTTCCGGTGGTAGTCTTTGGTATTGGCTTATCCTTGCTCATTTTTATTTGCAAACTTGTCGATGCTTGTAAATCCAAGGCATGCGATCACCACAAACTCAACCGCGGCTACTAGGTCCTTGCTAGGAGCGATCTCCTGTGGGCTCAAGCTGTTGTGTGCCATGGTCGCAAACAATACAAGTGCACCCACAATACCCACTACACGCTTAGACGAAATCTCGCCCTTGTCACCCTTGAACATCTCCATAATATTTTTCATTGATGCAAAGTTACACAACATCGGTGATAATTCCATCTTTAACATATATAGTCCTTGTAGTGTTCCAGGTCTCTCCTTGAACAGTAAAAGAACCAGTGTACCCCTTGGTGTTTACTTTTTTTAATATATAGTCTATAGACTTTCTTATGTCTGCAAGATACTCGGAGTATTTGGTCGGCGGCCTGAACATGTTGGTTATTTCTTTGTCGACTTGGACCCGCTTCCGTTTCTAGCCCTGTTGAGAGACTTGCTCTCTAGTACCATCTTCCCGTCCTTCTTGTGAGAAAGGTCTTTCGACATGGCTGCTCGCTTACCGTAGATGCCTCGCTCTCGTGCCTCAGCGTTAAGCTCAGCCCTGTACTTGTTGCGTGCAGGGCTAGACTGGTATGCCTTCTCCTTAGAGTAGTCTCTGCCTGTGGCCTTGTTGCTGCCCGGTCTAGTGTTTTTCCCTGTAATCTTTGCCATCTAAGTACTCTCCTATAATGTATGAAATTCCGATTGTAAAGGTAATGAATAATAGCCCGAACAAGAAACCCTGTAGCATCACTTTTGATTTTCCTTTAGCATTTCAATAAACTGGTCACGCTGTTCCATCAAGTACTTCTCTCTTGTGATCATGCGCTCTCTCTCAGCGTCGACGATCATGTTGATGTACTCTTGCTTCTCGTTTACTACCTTGTTGTATCTGGTAATCTCTGACTCGAATATCTGGTTCTGGTAATAAAGACCACCGATCATAAGTATGATGGTAAAGGACTGGTCCTTTAACTTGTCTACAAATGTTGATGCAACGGTGCTCATTTCCTCTTTACATTGCTAACCCGTGAACCCATTCCCACTCTTGACTTCTCGGCCTTTACTTTGGTGTAGCAAGCGTCTTTCATCCTTGTCCTACGTTAGCCTTTTTACTCTTGTGCTTGTTCACGTGCTTGGTATGCCTACGAAGTTTAACTCGTGGCTTAGAACGAAAGGTCGAGACGTTTGATTTTACCTTGGCCGCCATCAGTTCTTTTTTATAATTCCTTTAACGTAGTAAACGCATGCTAGTATACCGGAGATGCAACCGATCACTCCAACGATCATTGATATAATTGGCTGCCATGCCGTGGCGAAAGATGCTACGGCTGCGACCCCCGTAATTGTTGTGAGGGTATTAGCTACTGAGTCAGTTTGCTGGATCATTTGGCTTTTTATCTGGGAACTTAGTATAGAAATTTTCCATGTACATGGACTCGCATCCTTGGAATGTATGCACACCCGACTCGGGCCATACAGCATACTTTGCAAACTCGGTTGGCACTTCGGTGTAGAATAGAATATCAACCGCCCATTTCTTTGATAGGACTGCTGGTGTTACTACCTCCATTCCGTCCATTACGGCGGGGGTAATTACAATAAATCCTATCTCAACAACTGCACAATTAACCCAAGTCGTTTGCTCTCCGTCGGGTGTGGTTGTAGTTGTTTCTATTAACTTGCGAAGGTTTGCCCATTGTGTAGGGGTGAACTCGAATTTCAAAAAGGTTTTCATAAGGTTGTGAGTGAGGCAAGTTCTGCGTTTGTTAGGCGGGTTTTGAATAGGACGCATTGGTTAATTTGTGATTGACTATTATAAGCACCATTGTTATCAATGGCATTAAATGCAATACCACTCGTTGCGGGTATTGTTGCACTTGTTATTGTTTGCAATAATGTACCATTCAAATAAATTACACAATCATTTGCCTTGTAACCCAATGCCAATTTGAAACGACCCGTTAATTGTGTAGTGTTATAAGTAAATTGTGCACTAAAATTGTTTTGCATATATATATGCACTCCACCATTAGGATAACGAGCAAAACCAAATCTATATCCCGTACTTCCAAATAAATCAACAATAAATGGATAATCAACATCGCTCTCAATACTTGGTAAATTAAAGTCACAAAATAAAACTCCTTCGCTTTGACCAATCAAACTTGTTGCGCTGGTGTTGTAAGCCAAATCTTTAACCCTTGTGGCACTTGCTGATGTGGTGTTTATGTAGGATGTGGGGTAAGTGCTTTGCTCAATCTGTGCGCCCCATATAAACACTCCGCTTGTGCCATTGCCTTGATAAGTGATATTCCCGTTTAATGCTGGTGAATAATCTGCATAAAAAGTTGTAGTCGTTGCGGGTGTCATTGTTAATGAAATTCTATACCATCCGTTCCCAACATTTGTAATTGTTGCAGTTGACCCCGTAACGCTTCCATAGTTGCTGACAGTTCCCAATGTTCCCGCACTTAAATCTGCAATTACATTTGCCCCTTGCCCAAAACCACCCGATACAAAATTGATTGCTATTTGTGTTCGTTCCGCACTTTTGGCGTAAATTGTATTCGTGTAAGTAACTCCATTTGTTAACGATTGCGCTTGATAAATTTCGTGCAACACATTTGCAGAACTTTCAATTAATTTATCCGCATTTTGCGTTCCGTCTGGGCTTGTTGTTTGGTTTGCGCTTACTGTAACTCCCGAAAGACTCCAACCTACATTGTCAAACTGCTCACTATACAAAACCAAATTCGTACTCTGCTTCTCCAACAACAAACTTGGACACCCATTTTGATAAGTTAGGCGTGGAACATTTAAGCGGTCGGTAGTGGGGAAATAGGGTTTGGCGGTTGCGCCGATGTTAAGTTGTGCGCCCCAAATGTAGTAATCAATTGTTCCCGTTCCAGTAAAAGATGCGTCCGCATATGCTGAAAAACTTGGCGTTGCCGTATTGGTGTACTGAATACCCACATTAAAATTTACTGATGTTGCACCGCTACCCGAAACAATTAATCTATACCATCCATTGCCTACACTTTCGCTTGATGCGGTTAATCCCGTCCATCCCGTTGCTTCGCTTTTTGTCAATGTGCCATCGTTCAAATCAAAAACGGCAGCAACCCATTGCGATGCATCACCCACTAATTTTATATAAACATACCTACTATTTGCTTTTTTAACATATACACTATATGTATATGAACCACCAGTATAACCGAGTAATTGATAAACAACATGATTTGCGAGTGTTACCGAACTTGTAAATGATTCTGCGGTTGTTGTTCCATTCGGTGCGGTTGTAGCATTTGCTCCAATTGTGGCGGATGCTAATTGCCAAGCCCCATTGGTTAAATCCTCCGAATAGGTTACCAAATTCCACGGCGTAACCTCCACCAACCCCGCACTATTTATTCGGGTTCCGTTGGAACTGCGCGTAAAACTTAAATCCCCGCTGCCGTCGGTTGGGACTGCACTATATACGATGTCCTCTTTGTATCCGCTTGGTATCATTACCAAAGATGCACTATTTAATAAGTCGCTCATATTGTTATAGGTTGTTAAGTTTATTCAACAAACAGCTCACGGCCTCGTAGTATCCGCCGTCAGCAGTTACCCTAGCTTTGTACGACTTTACAATAGGCCAGCCTTGACCCTTGTAACTGCCCCCTCGTGTGCCAATTCCTAGCGGAGTAGTTGAAAGCATTATTAGTATCCGATTACAGAGCCAGACGAAATAACAAAGCCAGTAATTTTAGCGTTCTTACCTGCTGGCAAATACTCGCCCTGCTGGAAGGTAACGCTAGACATACCTCTTGCGCTCAATACATTTGCAGCGGTTTGAAAGTCTACCTGTACGGTAAAAGAAGTAAATACTGTGTCTTCGCGAACTACTAAAGCGTCATAAGAAACGCCTGTTACCGTCGCTGCGGTGTGTAACTTAAACCCCTGAGAGCCTGCTACTATATCAATGCTAGCCTGTGCCATGTGGTAAAATTACAAAAGCCGAGAGTTTACGACGTTAACAAATTACGGATGCGCTGCAATAATAAACCACTGGGTACCGTCGCAAATAATCGTGTGGCTATTGTAGTTTGCACTTAAAAG